CTCGGTCAGCTTCTCAGCCCTGCGTTCAAGCGCATCTGTCTTAGTCGGCTCGCCTCCCGGCTGAACCATTGGATACCATTTGTACAAAGGCGGGATCATTTCTTTTCACGCTCAAGTGCATCTTTGTATCCATGAATAATTAAACTTCTAGTTTCTGCGGAGTCGGCTGTACCTGCCCATTCGGACAGATTGTTCCAGATAACTACGTAGTCGCTTGCCTTGCAAAAAGCTGCATTGTTCTTGAGCCACTGAATCATTTGTTGATGACGCTCGGACGGGTTGTGAATAGTCCAACCAATCCCGTAGAACTCGCGCACATGACAGCCATTCTTGGCCACGGCTCCAACTAGCCCCAACAGCAGTAACAGAAGAAACCAGCGCATAAATCATGATTGGGGTTTTGAGTATGCCGTATTATGTCAGTGTAACTTTTCTCATTGTGACTGTAGTGGCTGTGCCTGATGTTAATGCTGGGACACCCCAATTTACTGCATCAGATATTGCATCGTTATAAGCTACATATGGATTTGCTGATTGTTGAAGTTTTGCGGGGTTTGTACCATCAATTGAAGTTGTAAATGGTTGCGTTGACGAGAACCCTGCGGCTATTTTGCCCGCTGAAGTTCTTAACATTGGAACTTGATTTCCACCGCTTTGTGGTGGCCCAGATAACGGGGTTGAATAAAATGCAACCTTTGCTGTTTGCGCAGTTACTGCCGTAGTGCTTGTTACATTTTGAAAAGTTTTTTCTAATACAGCAGCACCAGAAGAAATACCATATTGGTAATACGCACTATTTCCCGCTGTGAAACTACTAAAAAGAATTTTTCCTGTGCTTAAATACCCAACGATTGCGCCAGCAATCGGTACTGTTACGCCAGTTCCAACAGTTGCTGATCCTGCTGTATCAGTTAAAACGCCTATGCTTTCTCCTGCAATATATCCGGTACAAATAAATGCTTGGTTGGAAAATATTTGCATTGACGGTTGAAGACTAGCGGTACTAGTTAACTTAGTTGCCGCCGCTGTAAAACTAGCGGTTGTCCCAGCAACAGAAACTAAACCCGCAGTAACAGAAGCAACACCGTTGGTTTTATAAGCAAGCGCATATCGACCTGTGCTTAAAAGACCCGCACAATAATACTGTGCTCCTGTGCCACCTGTAACAAGCACCGCACGAGTTCCGTTTGTAAGTGTTGTTCCGGATACAGAAATTGGAGCGGCTGAAATTGCTGTTGTAGTAGAACTAAACTGCAACAAAATAGTACTACTATAAGCATAAGCAGATTGTTGGCCAGTTAAACCCGTGCCTGTCAACTCAGCGCCAATAGTTGGTGTAGTACCACTTACTGTAATTGCTATAAATGTTGGAGCAAGAGTCGTATAGTCATAATAATTTAGAACATAACTTGATCCAACAGTAACTAAACGTGTATTTGCAGTAATTAAGGTACTAGTTGCCGCTAAAGTTGTTGCAACCGCAGTATTAACCGTAATGGTACTTCCGCTAACTGTTAAAACAACAGTTTCAAGCGCTGTGTCCCCCGTAGGTAAAGAGCACATCAAAACAGATGTTGACGATACTTTAGCAAGTGCAATATTATTGCAACTCGCTAAACTTGCAGTTCTAACCAAAACAGGCGTTCCAAAAGTATTGGTGCTACTGTTCCAAACTACTGCATGAGCTGATGAATTGCCACCTAAAATCATCAACTCGCTTGTGCCATCCAAAGAAACAGCTTGCATCCAAATTTCGCCTGCTGCCGAGTTTAAAGCAGTAGATGTAGTTAATGAATAATCTGTGTAAGTAATGTCTGTTCCAAAATTACCCGCACTAATGGTTGACCAAGTAGGAGCACTGCCACCCGCCGAAGTCAGCACCTGACCAGAAGTCCCCGCCGCAGTGTAAGCAAGCGTAGTTCCGTTGCCGTAAGGCACAGCGCCAGCAGTAGGTGTTGTTGCAATACCTGTACCGCCAGAGCCGACAGGCAGGGGGTTTGTCAGCGTGGTAATCAAACCCGTACTAATAGATAGCGCAGTTGAGCCGTTGGATTGCAGTGCCAAAACACCAGAGGTGTCGGCTGTCGATTTTAGGCCGGATGTACCGGATACTACGCCGTTGTCCGAGTTAATTGTGGATGCCATGTATTACTCCATCGTAAGCGGTTTTGCCAATGTCTCGGGATTCACACCGGCAGGGATCATTGAAGGGTCAAGAATGTTTTCTACTTGGTCGCCATCACGCAAGGGGTGAATGCAATATGCCACAGTATCGTCTTCCATCGCTGTAATTTCATGCTCTTTTTCAGCAGCAATAAAGATCATGTGAGGGGCAACAAACTCTGTTGTCTTGCCTTCTACGGCAACGCTCACGCGACCCTTGGCTAATAATGTGAAATGCGAAAAGCAATGACGATGAGGCGGCTCAATATCCCCAGCCTTCAAGAAGTGAAGCTGTTTAGACCAGAGATTGTCTGCAACCCCCATCATTACATTTGGTTGTGCCATGTTTAAGTTCTTGTAACAGGAATGTTAGGGTTCCACCAATCGGTGTGCGTGTCATCTGCGGGCATTAAAAACACGCCGTTTTCATACTTCATATTAAACTCAACCTTGCCTTGATACGTAGTTATATTCACAACTTGGTCAAAGCCGAGAGTTTGTGCCAAAGCATCGTCGCACACAATAATGTTTTGAACAATGCCGCCGTTGATACAAGCAATAATATTTTCCATTTTTATTCCCACCATTGAACAAGACAATAACCTGAGCCGCCACTACCAGCAGCCCCACCGCCACCACCTGTATTTGCAGCAGCAGAAGCATTACCGTTAGCACCGTTGCCCCAAGAAGCACCGCCGCCACCTAAGTTAGTAGCAACATACGCCCCGCCAATAGCACCACTTACGCCGCAAGAACCGCCTCTAGCATTAGCATTGGTAAATGTTGCTCCCGCGCCGCCGCCAGAATATAAGCCTTGAGATCCGGGCCAACCGTTTGTGCTAGATGCAGGGCCAAAAATAGCACCACCTGCTGCACTCGCACCAGAGTTAACTCCGGCACTAAAACCCGGATTAGCATACCCCGGCATGATGCCTCCACCTGCACCACCTGAAGAAGATGAACCCGCGCCCCCACCATTTCCTCCATAGGCAGTTACTAATGAGCCAAAAGTAGAATTTCCACCCGTAGCACCACCACTGGCGCTGCTTGCTCCCCCTGCACCAAGCGTAACGGTCAAAGCGCCGGTAACTTTAACGGGTCTAATAATAACTTGACCGCCACCTCCACCACCCCCGCCTTTGCTATTACCACCGCCACCCCCAGCGGCAACAAGGATAATGTTGACCCAGCCACCATTGGCAAGCAGTGCTGCGCTAGGTGTAAACGTACCTGTGGCTGTGAACTCTTGGAACTTATTTGAACTGCCTGTGGGAGAGAATGTTGTGAAGTTTGACATTTATTTTCCTCAATCGTTAAAGAGTACCCAGCCGTTGGTCGCATCTGTATAGACTAGCGTACCGCGTGCTTGCGTAGAGTTTAGCGTCATGTTCTCTGCCAACGCCATAATGTTTAAACCGTTACGTGCAATTACGGGAGTTGTTGTACCACTGATGTTTGAGAACGCAACAAACTGACCCGCAGTTGGGCTGGCAGGAAGTGTCAATGTCAAAGATGCAGTAATCAAATAGTACGTGCCCGCTACTGCCGCTGTGGTTGTGCTAATAACGCTTTGCGTGACTGTTGTAAGATCAATCGCTGCCCACGCGCCGTCACCACGCAGGTAGTTTGAGCCTGAAGGGGAACCTGTAGCACTGATGTTAGCAACAGCCAATTTAGTAAATGTTGGAGCAGCAGAACCAGCAGACAGCAAGGGATAACCAGAAGTTCCTGCTCCTGTCGTCGCATAGGCCGTCCCGTCGCCGTACGTTACGCCGCCAGCCGTGGGTGTGTTGCTACCGTTAATTGTTACTGCCATGTTTATGCTCCAAGTGCTTGGATTTGGGCTGCGATTGCGTTAAGTTGCGCAAGCAGTTCTTCTTTGGTTGGTGTGGCGGGTTCGGTATCTACCGGTGTAGGGCGATTATCTATAAACTTACCATTAACATAATCCCAACCTATGCTTGCTTCACCACTAAGCTCTACCCAGCCTTGTTCAGCCGCATACGCATGATCGGCAACAACTGTATTAACAACTTTTTTGTTTTCAACGATTGCAAAATTTGGCATGTTTAATCCTTAATACTCAATGACTACGACACCATCAGCGCCTGTCAAAATAGTTGTAGCATTCCACTGACCACCACCGCCAGATCCATACGCACGGCCGTTTCTTCCACTTGTAAAACCATCAGCGCCGTTAGAGCCTCCACCACCCCAAAAAGATCCGCCGCCAGCACCAGAAGCATAAAGGTTTGCGCCAGACGCGCCAGCGCCGCCAATTACTGAAAGCCCAGATACTGCGCTTGCATCCGCATTTCCTCCCGCACCGCCTAAACGCGAACTTGGTGCTCCCCCACCACTGCCAGTAATAGAAAGGCCACCGTTACTAAATGAACTGCCGCCGCCTCCAGCAGCATTGGTAGTACCGCCAGCGCCAACGGTAACGGACGCAGTAGTGCCAGTTAATGTGTAAATCCCAATAGCAGTGCCACCAGCACCGCCACCGCCGCCTTGGTTTGGCGATCCATTAGACTGCCCAGCAGCACCAGCACCTGTTACGGTTACTTTGCATTTAGTTATGCCTGTTGGGATTGTCCATGTACCAGAAGATGTAAATATGACCATGTTGGAAAAACCACCAGCAGCGGGAGTTGCCCAACTAGGCGCAGCACCAGAACCCCCAGATGTCAGGACTTGGCCGGATGTGCCAGTGTTTGTTCCCGAAGAACCAAAACTCCATGCGCCGCTAGATGTTACTGTTGCAACTTGTGTACCCGCAATTCCAATAGAAATTGATGAGTAACCATCCAAGCCCAAACTTCTAGCAGATGCAGGGCCATATAAAGTGTTACCCGTACCTACACGACCGCCATAACCTGCTTCATCACTACGCCAAAATCTTGCGTATGTATTAGCACCACTTCCATACGAATCAAAATGACAAATAGGGGTTGTTTGTCCTACACCAAAATTTCCACTTGCATTTAGCACTGTTCTGATAGCGCCCCCTGTGACAGAAACCAATGCGCCCGCTACACCACTTAATGTTCCTCTTAATTGACCAAAATAAGATTGGTTTGTGCCATCCGTAAACTGCATACCTATGTCGTATGCCGCATTATTGTCGCCAGTAAGCTTTAAATAGTTTGAACCCGCCGTTTTATTTACAACCAGTGGTTGGTCAGGCGAACTTGCACCAATACCTACATTACCGGTGTTGTAGTAGATGTTAGAGCCTGTTGTTGTCCATTGGCTGGAAGCAATTGTTGTCCAAGCTGGCGCAGCCGTAGAACCTGCTGAAGTCAAGACCTGACCTGAAGTGCCATAAGAAGGCGAAGAGCCAACACCAATAGCGCCCAAAGTGTTTAAAGTGACGGACGGGGTTGTGCCGTTAACTTGGAGTTGTAACGTGCCGTCGGTATTGCCCGTGCTGGACAGCGCGGTTGTGGTTGTGGTTCCTGCTGCAATTATTGACATGATATTTCCTTGCTCTTGCAATTTGTGAAGTGATGGCGCTTCATGCCTGCATATCCCCCTACTTTACCGCAATGTGGGCATTCAAGGGAAGGGTGTGCTTTGCGTGTTTCAGACATTTTCGCCTTATGCACTTCATTAAAAACTTTACCCGTCCAGTATTTTGCAACAGGTCGAGTTTTAAACTTTTCTTTTGTTTCGTCAGTGTGGGTTTTGCCAAACATTGGGTTGTTCTGTCCGGCTTGTAAAACGCTTAACTTTTGCTTTGCCGATTCGGGAAACGTCTTGCCTTGCATGGGGGGTGTTTGTAATGCCCGTGCCGCCTTGATCTTGTTCCGAATATCGTCTGTAAAGATAATAGATTTACAGCCATCGCCACCCAAAGTCTGATTAACCAGTATTGCGCCCTGCGCTAAAAGGCTGGAAATTACGCCACGTTCTTTTTCAAAGGCATCCATTTCTGGCAGACCAGACCAGACAATCTTTATGTCGTATGTACCGATCTTGGCAACTTCTTGATTCCACACTGCATTCCGCATAGTCTTGCGGTAGGGGCGCTGGGGCACACCTTTTCCAACATAGAACACCGAACCATCAGGACGATGGTGGGTGTAAACGCAGAAGTCTGTACGCATTAGATCACCACCCATCTCTGACCGCTGGATACTGTAACGGTGTAGGTATCCGCAATCGTGATCGGCCCTACGGAGAATGCGTTTGAACCTACGGGCAATGTGTAACTTGCACTGACCGTCGTTGTATTAATTGTCAAAGCACCGCTTGCCACTACGGGTGCTACTGTGTCCTGCCATGTAGGGGCTGCTGCGCCATTAGAAGTTAGTACTTTACCAGCCGTGCCTGCCGCAGTCAAAGCGTACGCAGTGCCTGTACCATAAGCTACGCCGCCAAGCGTAGGAGTGGCTGTGCCGTTAGTGCCGCCTGAAGCAATAGGCAACGGAGAACCTGTCAGAGCCAATGATCCGGCAGACAGCGCAGTTGCTGTTAACGTTGTGCCGTTCCAAGTCAGGCCGGAGGATGCTCCAAAGTTACCTGAGCTATTAAACTGAATTTGAGTATTGGAGCCAGCGGGGTTTCCACCGCCAACCTTTTCAAAGTCGTTTAAACTTGTATTCCAAGCAACCATAGCCTGATCCCCGGCCACAATGGTTACGCCTGTTGTAAATGGGGATGGGCCGCCACGCAGAACAATAGACTGCGTACCACCCGTGTTATTAAACACCACGTAGATTTTGCTGTCTTTGGGAGCGTTGATATTACGGGTTACTGTACCTGTAGCCGTCCAATTGATGATGGCTGAACGGGCTTGGTTGGACGTACCGTCCGTGTCGGTCAAAGTTACATCTGCGTCTGCTGTCAGCGTTGTTGTGCCTGCAATCGCAGTATCCAACAAGGATGTCAGCGCAGTATTAACTGTAGTGCCCCAAATACCCACCAAGTCGCCCGTAGTCGGGAGAGCTAGTCCAAGTAGAGGGGTGTAATTTACGACAGCCATATTTATTCCTTAAACAACCAGCCAACGCTGACCGCTGCCAACCGTAACAGTTACGCCCGAACTCACAGTCACAGGCCCAACGCTAATCGCATTTTTGTTTGCCGGGAAAGTGTAGTTGTTGCTAATGACAATGTCATTCAAAGATACGGGTGCTTCTTGCGCCACAGTACCCCAAGCCAAAGCCGAGCCATTCCAATACAAGTACGTGCTTGACACTGTGGGAGCTACCGCAAAATTAGTAACACCTGCGCTTGTTTGATACAAGATCCGATTGGCCGCACCGCCCGCCACATTGGTAGCAGTTGTTGCCGTGGTTGCATTACCTGCTAATGCCGCAGTGATCGTCGTCGCAGCAAAGTTACCAGAAGAATCACGAGCCACAACCTTAGAGGCGGTGTTTGCAGAGGTCGCATCTACAGTAGCCGTTACTGCGCTTGAGCCGTTGTAGCTTGTGCCAGTCAGGTATGTACCAAGTGTCAAAGCATTAGCGACTGAGCCGGCTTGACCTGAGATGTTTCCGTTAACGTCAGCACCATTGACCACATCCCACACTGGTGCGGCAGAAACAGAACCCGTACCGGTCTGAACTAAAAACTTCTTGGTTGTTGTGGTATTGCCTGCCAATTTAGCCAATACGTTGGCCGCGCTTGAGTACAGTGTGTCGCCAAGCGTATATGTTGTAAGGTTTGTGCCGCCGTTAGCAGTTGGCAGCGCACCTGATACCGTGCCTGATTGATTCAAAGCAATGGCATTCCACTCAGGTAACGTACCGCCTGCGTTCATTACAAGAGGTTTATAACCTGCTCCTGCGGCTAGTTTGCTCCACGTATTAGTAGCAGAACCATACAGCAGATCGCCCGTAGTCACAGTGGCTGTGCCTGTACCGCCCAATGTGGCAGGTACAGTTGTCAAAGAAATTACGGTGCTAGAAACATTGATTGGCGATGTGCCGGTATAAATCTGAGAGGAGCTAAATTCGGCAAACTGAATGTTTGATGTACCAAAAACAATTGCAGTGCTAGGCGAACTTAAAACGTAAGCAACACCTTTGTTAACCGTACCATTTTGAACATAAAAATAGTCATTCAAACTCAGCAAGTTAGCGCCTGAACCGGCAGTATCGGCATCGGTTGCACGGGTTAAAACCGTACCGCCTGTGGCCCATGTGTAAACGCCGTTGTATGTTTGGTTGGTTTCGTTTTTAACCAACACACGGTTTGTGTTAAGCAGCGTATAACCGTCAAGAACAGTCAATGCAACAGACAGTGTAATGGTTGCGCCTACGCCTAAAGTGCCGTTGTTATACGTAACCGTGCCGCCTGTTTGAGCAGCCAAGCTTTGAGTTGTCGCCGCTTGTACTGCCGTATGGAAAGTTAATGCTGAAGAAGTTGCGCTGTCTACATAACCCTTTGTAACAAACTCGGTTGTACCGGGAGCAGTCATTGAAGATGTTGTTGTTACAGGGGATGTAAACGAACCACCCACACCTGTCAACGCACCGCCAAGAGTCAAGCCCGCCTTGGTCAAAATAGATTGGTTAGTTCCTGAAATGCGTACAGCCCAATTGGTTGTAGCTACGCCACCAGCAAACAGTAAAACATCTTTTGTTGCGGTGTTTGTACCAATAATCAGTTCACCGCCATCGTTGTATAAATAACCAGATCCGGCAGTAAAGATAGGGTATGTTGCATCGCTGTAGTTAGAACTACTGATACCCATATCAATAAAGTTATACGTACCATCGCCCAAGTTGTTGTAGGCAACAATGTCCGTAGAGGCGGAAGAACCGCCGTTTAAGTTTTGCGCGTAAAGCTGAGCAAAGCTGTTAAGGTTTGCATACAACTCACCTAATGCCGCACCAAACGTTGTGTAGCTTGTAACGCCTGTACCAATCACAGTAATTGGGCCACCATCAATTAGAACGTTACCAGACACCTCTTCGTAGATGGCCTTCTCGGATGGGTAAGTACAAAACACATCCTTGGGGTTAGACGTAAAGCTGACCAACGCACCGGCATTAGAAGATGAAAGTGGTGGGTTGTTACGGGTAATAGTCCCAGAACTGTACGTGCCATAGTTGACTTCCCATGCGCCTGTGGCGTTGTCTACGATGGCAAAGTAAGTGATATTGCCGTTGCCAATAGCCGAGAAAGCCTGAAACCCTGTGACTGCACCAGCAAGCGTTAGTGTGCCTGTGCCTGCCGTGACGGAGGTTTCTTTGACCCGATCTTTTACAACAATAGCCATTTTTTATCCTTACGATGGGATGTTAGTCCAACCGGGGGTTTGTTCATCGTTAATGTTCGTCCAACCACTACCCTGAACATTGTTGATATTTTGCCAGTTTGCGCTCTGCGTGTCATCAATTACCGCCCAAATAAGCGCATTACCAATGTTGACGTAAAGCTGTATACCTGTAATCCGCGCATTAATTTCTTTAACCGCAGATACTTCGTCAGATCCAACTACACTCTCGGCAACCGTAGCGCCAAAAATAGTTACAACTTGATAGACATCCGAGCCTGTAGCACCTTCGGCAAGAGCAGCATTAATAAGTTTGCCAGCCGTAAATTCATCAAAGGCTAAACCCAATTCAGCAATAGCGGCTGCAAAATCTGCCTGAGATATAAAAGCATCTTCTCCTGTTGCAGCCTCTGCAATAGCCCCCAAGAGTGTTGACACCGCACTGTTGGCATCTTGGCCAACAGCAGACTCTGACAAGTCAACATTGAAGATGTTATTTAACGTATCAAAAATAGACTCGGCTAATGCTATCTCATTTTGAGATGCAAACATATTTGCAATAGCTGATTGCGCTTCCAAAGCGGCGGCAGCTTCTGCGGCTATACCGCCATAGACAACCTCAACAGACTGAGTGTTTGCCGCTACAGCGGCTTCAGAAACATCGACACCAAACGTAGCCCCGCCTAACGAGGCGAAGGGAGACTGCGCAAATGTTACATCCCCAAACACCGCTCTACCTATCAGGCAGCGTCAAGGGAAAACTGATACGTGACGTTCAAGGTGTCGCCACTAGCTACAGACTTATCACCACCTGTGAAATCGCCCGCAGAGAACAAAACGCCTGTGTTATCTGTTGTAGAAGCCAAGAAAGCTCCGGCAATCGTAGCTGTGCCGGTAATTGCAAAGGCAGATGGGGATGCAGAGTTGCTAATCACAGAAGGGTCTGCGGTTGTTGCTGTACCAAACGTCACAGTCTTGCGGCTGCCTGTGTACGAAGTGTTCTCTGTCCAACCTGCATGGGACGACAAAGTATCACCAGCGGCAAACGTTGTTCCTGAACCGGGGCCAGTTACCAAACCTAAGTACCAAGTGGCTGTGTAACCTGCACCCTTGAAATACTTGCTATTCATATCTTGCAAGCCTTGGTTTACAACCAAGTTATGGAACGTATCAGTCCACTTCTCAACCCCGTCAGGGCCAATACAAGTAACCGTGTAAACGCCACCCGCAGAGGCTGAATCATTGCTCTTGGGGAATGTCAACAAACCCGCAGAGACTTGGTCTTGGGCGTAGCTTTTTTCTGTACTCATGATGCGTCCTTAAGAGATACGAACGATTGCACTGTTGGCATCGGGCGTTGGAAAAATGATTGTGAAAGTGTCATTGTTAACCGTTTTATCTGCACCAAAATCCAATACTGCTACGGATTTATTGCCCTGCGTAGAATTGTAAATTAGTGCGGCACGACAAGTGAATGTAGCATTTGTCCATGATGTGTTGACAAATGAAATGTAAGCAGTTGGAACAGACGCAGAATTGTTACCCGAAGTTGGGGACACAGATATAGTCAACGTATTACCACCCGCTGAATACCCACCAGTGCTGGGCAATTCACCAGAAGTTGTGTAAACAGTTGTAGCTGCGTTAATGTCTGCCGCTGCTGTATACAAAGCAATCTTGTAGGTGTTTGGGGTAGTTGGGCCAAAGTTGTGAACCGCTTGGAGCAGTTGAACTTTAAAGCTCGTAGTTGCTGTTTGCAGAATACTCATGATACTTGAACCCTAACTTGGCCATCTCGATAAGCATCCATGCGTTGCTTGCCGTCAGCCAGATTTTTATACAGAGCAATTGCTTGTACATAACGTTGTTGAGCAACATTTATCATATTCTCTTCACCCTTCATGTAGACAAGGGCTTCACAGATAGTGCCGTACAACAATACTGAATCAAAGTTATCACCCAACCAAGACGTACCGGCTGTAACGATGGATTCAGGGTAATAGTAATAATGCAGTTCGGCGTTATAAGCAGCGTTTGGCGTGGGGCCAACAATAAATGATAGTTCATTGACATCATTAGATTGCGGGCCAAAAATTGCGTAATGCTTGGGTTTACCCGTAGTTGCAGGGTTTGGGTACGCTTCACGCATGAAGTTTACATCCTTGTTTAACAAGTACAAGAAATCACCCGTACCTGATGCGGGGTAAATTGCCAAGCTATACGTAGACAAGAAGTCGGTTGGACAAGCCAAATACTTATTGCCGGATGTCAATGCGCCTGTCACGTTCTTTCTTAAATTAGCAGGTTGCGCCGTGTTATAGATGCGCTGCTCCGCCTGACGGATGAACGTATTCATGTTGTCAGTGGGGAAAGAATTCTCGCAGTAGTCTGCTACTTGCGTGACAAGCTGGGTGTAGTTCATGCCATTGGGCCTCGTGCCATTAAGCCTTTAGTAGCTGCGCCCGTACCGCGCACTTTAATACCTGATGTTTTAACACCGGGTTGTTCGTTGCGAGTGATGTTTCCAACAGACATATTGACCGTACTGGCTCGGCTATGGTCAGGGCCAGAACCGGGGTTGGAAGAAGCGGTAACAACTTCACCCGTCATAGTGTGGGGAGTAGCATAGACTTTGGCATCGCCAACTTCTTTACCCATTATCTTTTTGCTAAATGTAGCCATGATTAACCTCTTTTTTGATTATTGGCGCGGGCCATGTTGCGGCCTACTTTGCGCATTTCCATGCCTGTTACACCGGCTGTCTTCTTGCCGCCCATCATTTGCTTTTGGATCGGGCCGCTGTCACCAAGGTTTTTGCCTTCAGTCTTGCCTTTTTTTGCAATGCCATCTGCTGATCGTGTGTATGCCATTTTAAGCTCCTATCTGTATCGTTACTGTACCAATTTGTGCGGCTAATGCCAAGTAATTTGGCGTTAATAAATTGTCATTCAACCGAGATCCACCAACTGGATTCCATCCCCACTGAATGTCGCGAGAACCACCGGATAAATTACCATTTACGTTAACGCCGGAAGTTACGTATGTTGTGTCTCTTCTAGGATTACGCAAAGCTTGCGGATCATCCACCGGAAACGTTCCAAGCATCAACTGTGGCTGATCTGGATCCCAACATTCATCACATACCAACAACTGGTATTTACGCTGCTTAATGACTTCAGTCCTAAGCTGCTTTAATTTGTATTGCTGGCCGCAACGATCGCATTCAGCAATCGCTATCTTGCCAGATGCAAACCGATTACCCATTAGTAGCCTCCGCCGCTACCAATAAATGATTGTCTAGGAACAAACCTAATTGCTGCTTTTTCACGGTCTTCACCGGCTGCAATTTCAAATGTTTCATCGTACATCTGCTTGAGCATTTGAATGCGAGGCATTAACTCAGGCGTCTTTACGGCAATGTGATACGCCAAACCAGCAGTCAAAGCTGGCAAGAATCGGAAATTCATGTCTGCAGTTTCAGCACCAGCGCCCGCATCTTGAACGCGGCGCAGTCTCCAATATACAAATTGGTATGAAGTGCTGTTATCTGGTGTTGGCCAAACTGTTACTGCTGGAAGCTGGGGAACGTACACAGGTGTCGCAACGTTGTGAGACATGGCCGTTGTATTGTTTTGCCCACGGAACACGCCGCCAAGCACATTGCCAGTGATGTAAGTGTAGTAAATGTCTTCAGCATCAAGACGGATAAAGCCTGATCCGGCTAACCCAACCACCGTGTTAAGCGTGATCGTGGTGTCCGTGGAGTTGATTGCAACGCTGAGCACAGAGTCTGTAGGATTGACTTCACCAGATAACCTCTGAATCCATACTTGAATCGGTCGCGCCTGCTGTAATTTATTTGGAATTGTGGCATAGGTAGAAACACTAATGCGTGTAATGGTCAAGTCAGCTTGAGTTGAAGCTGTATTTTGGCCAGTACGAATAACTTGTTCTAACAAATCAATTGTATCAGTGGGCAGAGCATACGTGGCCAATCCCGGAATCAGGTTAATAAACCCCTGTTCCATCGTCCACATATTGATGCCTTTGTTTTGCCACTCAATAGTCATTAGGTTCATTGACCGACGAGCTGTACGCAAGTCATAACCAGAACGCATCTCACGGCCCGCACGCTCCCACGATTCCTCGGCAATCTCCGTGAAGTCCATGTTAAAGAGTGTTGAGCCTGTAGTGGTCATTTTTTAGCAGTCTTTGCAGATTGAACAAAAGCGTCAGCAGTAGGTGCACCAGCTTGTCCGGGTTTGCGCATTTTTTCTTTAGAACCAGCGGCTATACGCTTTCTCTTGGCATTAATGTTGGCATACAACCCAACAGCACCACCTTCGGCATACTGAGTAAATTCAGTGTTATCGCGGCGAGCTTTACGCTTTCCGCTCGGCATTTTAGAGGGCATAACTGCACCCATTCCACGGCTGGCCATCATTTTTTCATACCTTTAAGTGTTTCAGCTAAACGCGCACGCTGACCTGTTACACCGGGTTTTTTTGCAGCAGAAGCTAACTTCTTGGCTGGAATGGTCTTTCCAGCTTTAACACCCAACGCTTCACGTAGAGCACCCGGTTTTTTAATAGCCTTCTGAATCCATTTCTCAGCCATGATTATTTCCTTTTCATCATTCCGCCACCGCACATAGCGATCATTGTTCCCTTAGTTTTACCTTTGGTTGCAATGCCGTCAGCACGACGCGATGCTGAAGAAACTTTACCGCCTTTGGCCATGCCTTCGGAAGTAACGCTACGGTTGTATGCGGCTTCGGCGGCTTTAGCAGCAGCACGATCCTTCATCATTTGACGAGCTTCGCGTTCAGCTGGACTACGTTTTTCGTCTTCCATTTCAGCAATGGTTTTAGGATTAACAAAGCCACGGCCTGCGCCAGCTTCGCTTTTACCCATCATTCGGTCAAGTAAACCCATGATTAACTCCTTAGCAGGCGTAACCGCCCTTGTTCATTTTAATTTGGGTGCCTTTGGTTTTGCCGCGTTGTGCGCAACCATCAGCAGCTTTTGTATAGCCACCAGAAGCAAGCTTCAAAGATGTACCTTTGCCGCCTTTGTGCTCTTGGGCATCATGTTGTTTAAAAGCTTTTTTAATCATGGCTTTATCTTGAGCAGTGTCTGACATACCGCCTTCGGCCATGCCACCTTTTTTCATGCCCATCATTTGCTTTTTGTCCATAGCCATGTCAGCTTTAGAGCCTTCTTTCATGCCCTTCTTTTCAATGTCTTTGCCTGACTTCTCAAACATAGCCATTCCGCCTTTGGCCATTTTACCGCCGCCAGCATATCCACCCATATTCATCTTTTTCATATCGCCACCTTTAGAAAATTTACGGCCTTTATCGGCCTGTGCAAAGTCTTGTCCCACCTTTTGTGGAACGCCTACTTTCTTGGCGAACGATGGCGAATGTGCAATCGCTTCCATGAAATTATGTTGTTTCTTACTCGTGCTTGGCATCATTATCCTTTTTGCCGAATAAGCTGGTCAATTTTTTCTTCCAACCTGTTAAAGCGTTGGTCAATGTGGTCAGTAATTCTTTGCACTTCTGCTTTAGTAATAAAATCACGATGGTTTTCCTCTCGTGTAATGTTGAGAAGTCGCTCAACTCGGCGTAGCTCTAAAGCTACTTCTTTAACTTCAGCAAATTTTTCACGCAGGACAAACCCTGCCACGCCAAGAATGACGGATAAAGCTGCCGACCAAAGAATGTGATAATCCATTTAACAGTTCCAAGCCCTAAGTGCTTTATTGATGCGTGAGTTTGGATCTTTTGCCGTCTCCGCACTTGTTAATTTCTTTTTCATGCCACTCATCCTCGCACAAAATGAATCTTTGCGGGAGCCGCCTTCCGGCTGGGGAGGTTTCAAATTCATGCCTTGCTTTTTCGCGGAGGCGCGACCCTTCGCATTTAAGCCACCATTCGGATTCTTTCCTTCTTTCCTCTGCCATGCTGGACTTTTAGCCATTTACGACTTTCAGTTTGGAGTGATGAATGTTTTCTAACATTGGCATTACCACTTCTTCTCGGAAGTTTCGCTCAAATTTTTCTTGTCCAACATGGGGCAAGCTAATGTCAACGTCGATATAAACAGTGAAACCCATTTCAGTAGCTCTATCGCAGAACAAATAGTCTTCGCCAACATATTTACCGTCCCTGATTGCAAAATCAAAAACCGCTGACATCTGTTCACCGGGTTGTTTTTCATACATCCATTCAGGATGTGCCTCAACCATCTGCTCAATTACATGACGCTGAATTAACATAAATCCTGTAGGAGCACGCTTTAAACGCATCAATGAGCCTTGAAACTCCAAGTCTCCGTTTTCATCAAAGTGCACGTCAGCAAAGAACTTGGCATCCTTGGCTCTGCGCGGGTATGCACCAGCAGTTATATCCATGTCACCACTTTGGGCCATCAAGCGCAGAATATCGTCGGGTTGGACAATAACATCTGCATCAATAAACAGAAGCTCTGTGCAATCTGTTTTTAAGAATTCGTGAACCAAGGCGTTACGAGCCATGGTAATGATTGAACAATTAGACAAATCAGACAACGTGACAGAGACACCAAGACTCATCGCTTTGGGCATTAACTGCGCCAATGCAAATGCGGTCTTGATGTTTAGCTTGCCGTCATAAGCTGGAATGCCTATGAACAGCTTGCGCCCC